GCTTATCAAAGGTTTCAGCTACTTCAATTTCTTTTAACACTTGTTTAATCTGCTTTATTTGCAGTTCAAGTGTGTGCATCATATCATCAGATTGAGAGCCGTTTTTAACGGTGTGCATCAACTGATTTAATTTGCTGTCTAATGCTAATGTTATTGATTCTTTGTTGCCGCTCTTAACGCCTAAGAATGGAGTTAAAGAGTTTGCACCAAAGGCAACCGTCGAGCCCTCGAATAAATTTATTTCTTTAACTAAATAAAGATACCCGTACTTCTCTGCTTCCTCAGGATTGACTAATTTGCTAACTACTTCATTCCAAGCAACGGGATTTTTTTCCGACTCTATTAAAGAAAGTTGATTGTACTTAAAGCCTATCGAATGATTGTCGTATATACCCTCTTTATAATTGATAAGAGTATCATTACCAAGTGTTGTGTTTGCAATCTTTGATTCAAAATAAATACCAGTAATTCCATTCTTAGTTGTTTCTTCTAACACTTGTAACTTACCTACTAAGGTCGTCAGGTCGTGATTCAATGCGTGTTTAATCTTTGCTACTGCTGTGCTATTCACACCGCGCTCTTCGATTGACTTCTTAGCCGAACCCATTATTAACACATCCTTATCTGAATCAAAGAAGTTGTAAGAATTGAAAAAGCCCGTAACGATACGGGACGATGTACTAACATCTAAAATATTAGCGTCAGCACTTTTAACTGAGTAATGAGCCGACTTCTTATCGACTTCACTTAGTATATGTTTTTTCGCTTCTTCCATTTCTTTTCAAAAATAAATACAAAAACTATTCGCAATTTTTTTTCTTTAATTGATGTGATTGTTTACTTCCTCCACACCTCGCTTCATTACATCGCTTAATATGTTCACCGCAACATCTCTGCTTATCTCTCCATTTAACACCGCTCTATTCAAAGTAATGATTGTATTTACATTGATGCTGTTTTTTTCTGCTTCTGTTTTTTCGGATTGTTCTTCCTTTTGTTTGTCCTCTTGCAACACTGGCAAATAAGAATAATCAGCATATAAGTATAGACCTTGTTTCTCCAAACCAAAAGCCGCATTTAAAATGCTCATAAGGTCATCGGCCTGAGGTTGAATAGTATTTTGGTATGTTGATTTAACCCCGTTGTTTTTATTCTCGAATGTTGCACCTTTAGTTGATGGAAATATATCTCTATCAGCACCGTAAGCAGCGCATATCGTTTGAAAGTCGCTTTCTATGCACTCTAATAACATCAAGTCCTTAATAGGGAATGTCATCGGCTGCCACTTCAATGAACTATTGGTGATGATTTTACGTTTTTGCCCGTCAAATATGCCATAGCTTCTGCCCATCTCACGTTCTATTCTATCGCGTTCTTCCTTACCTAAAGGTATTGCACCGCCATCGGCTTGGCTTTCGTTGCTTAATATACCTTCTGCACCACGTTCAACTATTAACACGTTTTCACTTTTAAGCGCACCAATGATATTAGATAAAGGTAATTGCAATGAATCAATCTTGCTTTGTGATGTTATAAGGTTACCACCAACTCCCTCATTTTTATATATCATATCGGAAGGCTGCACATTAAAATAAGTGCCTTGATCATATACCTTATAAGACTTAATAATGCCGTCGACGGTCGTTTGATTGTATAGCTTACCGGTAGGAATAACCTCCACATCGCTTGGAAGCAAGTTCCACATTAATGAAGGTAACGCGCTTGGCAGTCCTTTAATCTCGTATATAAAAGCATTACCGAACACCGACTTAAACACATAGTATTCAAATAGAAACTCCTCGCGCGTTCTTAACGGGTTAGGTCTATTCAATAGGTTTAATACCTCGTGCTCTTTAATCTCCTCACCCGTCTTTTTATCGTATAGCTTTATCTCCATATTCTTGAACATATCAGCAAGCTGGTTAATTACAGATTGAAGATGAGGAATGGTGTTATATATCCTTAGTTTGTTCTCCGTATCAATAAGAATCGGATTCTTACGGTCGTATATTGAGGTCGAGTACATACCGTTGAAGGTGCTAAGCCCAAACATTCGAGCCACTAAATTAGATACATAACTCATCGTAATAATTTTTTTTAAAATTAATTATAAAAGTAATTGTCAATTTTTTTTATTCAAAGATGTGCGGCAGTAAGGCTTGTATGAAGTTCGCCAGCCCAGCCATCGCATCGGGTGCATCATCGTGCTTGCTCTTACCGTCTTTCCTATACTCATATATCTGTTGCATCATTGCCCTGTATTCATCTGTTTGCTTGTCGGGGTGAACGTAAACAAACTTATTCTTTATGATGTGGTAAGCCATCAATATACGCGTGTGCTTGTTTGCTGTGTTCTTTATGCTTAATACCTTATCTTCTTGCACCGATTGACGAAGTAAGCGAATGAAACCGCTGCCTTGATTGTTTGCCTCTATTCGTGTATAGTCTGCATTCAACTCCTTTATCTTAGCTGCAACCATTGGGCAAGTAATATCTATTGTGTCTTGTGTGAATATTGCATCTGTAATATATATCTTACCGTCGTATATCCTCGCCCATAACGCGCATAGGTAATCGCTACCTTCATCGGCAACATCGACATAACCTAACACGCTTTCAGCTTTACCTATTGGCAACTCATCAAAGTAATTGAACTCCGTACGCTTAAATAAAGAGCCTGTTAAATCCACTTCCCAATTACCATTCACAAACACATCGTACTCGTGCGCTGGCATATTCGCTTTCAACGATTCAATGTAATCCTTTGGAATGTGTGGATTATCGCTAATCTTTGCAGGAATATAAGCCCACGTTGGAGGTAGTGTGTTATCCTTCCATTTATCGTATATCCTTGACTTTACCCAACCGCCCGAAGGGTTACACGTTGCTAAGATTTGAATAGGGCAGTTAGGCGAACCAGTCCAGCTTCCACTTCTCTCAATCACCTTGTTTAATGTTGCCTCTTGTAGTTCGTTAATCTCATCTAAGCCAGCGCCATTTATCTCAAGCCCTCTAAACCTATTTAGTTCTTTGTCTGTGTCGAATGATTCAGCTAAGAAAATAATTTGCGAGCCGTTGGTAAAGGTAACCGTCATTGTCTGCTGATTGAACTCCTTAACGTATTGCTGAAAGCCGTCATCTAATAACCGTTGAAAGGTTACTAAGATAGTTCTACGAAGTGTTGGTAGTGATTCACGTACCACTAACCACCTACTCTTATCGTACTTGAAACAATTAGAAAGTAAACAAAGCAGTAACCAATAACTTTTTCCACCTCTGATAGCGCCCCCGTATAAGGTGAAGGTCTTAGTATCGGCTATTCTTTTAGCTTCACGTTGTTTTTTAAACGGCAGTATCTTGGTCGCTTCCGCCATTCCAATCAATTATAATAGGTTTGTCGTTTAGTTCTTTGCCGTTGCTGGTAACATCTGTCTTCTTAGGTATGAAGTAAGGCATCAATGCAGCAAGGTACTTTAAAAACGCTGCCTTATCTTCATTATACACTTCGTTTAATGCTTCCTGTACTTTAGGTACTTGCCCTTCCATTATTTCCATAAACAAGGCTTTAGCGTCTTGAGTAACTTTGTTCTCAACACCTTTAGGTCTGCCGCCTTCGCCCTTTTTCCACGATGTACTTGTCTTGCCCATAATTGCCTATTTTTAAGGCTGTCTCAATGCAACCCCACACTTATAACAAAACACCTCAGCGTGGTCTATAACAGACTCGCATACTATGCACTTTATTATTGTTAATTCGCTCATTTCTTTTTCTTTACTTTTCGTTTCTTTACTTCCTTGATAGCCTCTTTAACTATCGTTGCGTAATATTCTGCCTCTTTACTTTTCATCTTTAGCTAATAAGTAATGCAATGATATAAGCGTGTAAACTGCTAATCCTACCTTCCAATTAGTAAGATAAGATAAAGATATTAACGAACCTATTAAGGCTGTAAATAACACCGTTTGCACTACTGCTTTTAATTTTCTATTCATCCTATCTGTTTTAGCACCTCAATGAAATAAGGTCGTTTATATGTTTCTCTCTTCGCTTGTATCACTTTCAACTTATTAATCGGGCAATCTATCATCCACCATTTACCTCTGCCGTAAAATCTTTGTTTAAGAACGTGCATCAAATCGCATTCTTTCGGGAGGTTGTAAATATAGAACTTGTCCCTAATATACTCGTAATACTCATTTACCTTCTCCCTGGTCATATCTTCAATGCAATCATTAAGCATCTTGTCAATTAACACCCTTTTCTCTGCGTCGAAATTTCCGCTCATTCGCTTTTGTTTTTACGAATTTATAAAAATTTCTTCATTTGGCAACGGGATATAAATATTAAACCATTCTTTTGCAAAGTTTCTTATTTGTTCATGGTATTGTTCTTGTTCAAACTTGCTGTTCTTGGTTGTACTTTTAGGTACTATTATAACCTCACCAGTTTCTTCGTTAATCAATTCCACGCTGTTGAACTTCATCTTCATTATCTCGTGAACCTCCTCGATGGTAAACACTTCACCGCACGTTTCATAGAACTGCATTTTAACTAAAGGATAAACACACCCCCATAGGTATGAATTTTGATTGTTGCTGCGCTTCCTTCTTTTCTTTTCAATGGTAATGGTTATCTCTTTTCCCTCGAACTGTTCAAAGGCTTTCGATATACTTCCTTTATTCGTGGCACACTTACCATTAATCACCTTGCTGTTTACGCTTGCTTTCAATTCAATTTACTTTGCATTTCTAACTCCAATATGTCTTTCACATCCTCGATGTATTCTTTGAGTTGCCCCGTAGCCTCGCCACTTCTAAGAATGTTCAATAAGTACTCGGCTGGTACATCGCCCAACTCATAACCTTTGTATTTGCCGAATGGCATTAAATCGTAATCATCCATATCAAAAAAGTATTATTCCAATTACTTTGCAAATATCATCTAACGATTCGCATTTATCAACTTGACCTTTCCAATCATTAAAAAACTTTGCCTCGTCTTCTGTTAGTGTTTTTCTGCTTTTACTTTTCGCGCCATCTTTCAATTCTATCATCCAATTTTTTCCCATGTAGCCACAAATAAAATCAGGAAAACCTTTCCCCAGCATTGAAGTAATCGCAACACTTACGCCTAACTTACGAAGCTGGCTAACTACTTCTTTTTGATTGTCGTCAATTCTTCCTCTAACTCGCATTCGTCAAACTTATAACTAAATCCAGTAAATCGCAAATGTTGAGGTTTGTTTGCTGCTTCAATCATCAATTCGTTTATCTGCTTTGCTTTGCTTTTCCACTTTAAATACGAAGTTAACACGTATCGATTCCCGACTGGTATCTCTGTGTCTATATGCCCTTCAATCCTAAATGTGCGCACGTTAAAATCTAATTCTCTCGCTATGAATCTCGATGCTGCGCTTATCGTTGGGCATACCATTTCTAAGTGTCTTTGCTCACCTATAATTCGATAGATGTATGTTGTTCTTTCGGGTGCTTTCATTTTACGGTTAATCGTTATTGAATGGGTTGAAATATTAGCAAATACTTTCCCTCCACCAATATAATCTTTTTCACTTGCTTTCATACTAGTACGTTTTTACCGTTTTAAATTTCTGCTTTGGAACTGACTTAAAGATGTGAGTAGGATTAGTTCTTAAATAATAACCGCCAAACTTCTCTCCGCTTGGTATGCAATATTTTAGCATTTCATCAATTCTTGTTGACGGCAAACTAGCCTTTTCAATTAAGAAATCCATAGCTTTCCCCTCCCCAATAAACGGCGTGTTATTCACAAGCTGCCCAGTTGAAGTGTAAACGTATATTAGTTTTTTATTTTCCATTGTTCACTGTTTTATAGTAAGCTGCATAAGCGTTAAACATTCCTTCTATTCTTTTAAATTCATCAGTGCCTCGTTTCGTCGAAAACTCTTCATCAGACTTAAACCAATTTTCCCACTCTTCAATAGTTTTTTCTTTACACCCTATCTTTATTTTGTTTTCTCCAGTAATAAAAACACTCAACTTACAGTAAATAGGCAAATTCGCCCCTTCCAAGTTCGCCCCTTCCAAGTACGCCCCTTTCAAGTACGCCCCTTCCAAGTTCGCCCCTTTCAAGTACGCCCCTTCCAAGTACGCCCCTTCCAAGTACGCCCCTTCCAAGTACGCCCCTTTCAAGTACGCCCCTTTCAAGTACACCCCTTCCAAGTTCGCATCAATAATAGCTTCTCTAATAGTTTCTTTTTTGCTAGTATAAATTACCGCTCCGTAGATGTTTTTAATTTCCATTGTGTTTGTTTTTGTTTGATTAATACCTTAACCTCATCAACCTTGCTAATCGGTACACGAAAAGCAATGGTAGTTGTTTTCTCTGAATATTTCGGTTTAGCGCCCGAACCTAATCGAGCGCCTCCGTGTTTCTTTTTAATCATTTAGCTTTGATTCAAGTAATTTTATAACCTCGCTACCGTATCTATTCTTAGTTAGTTCAATAAATTCTTTAACCGTGAATTTATCCTTATCGAGATTAATTCCTTTATCGCTACAAAAAGACTTTCTACCCATCTCACAGCTACCAGTTAAAAAAAAGTGCCATTCATAAAAATCCTTAGCTTTGTATTTCTTCTTAGCACTATTGAATTTCTCTTTAAACATCTCAACTCTTTTTTCTATTGGAAGATTTTTAAGTAGTTTCTTTTGTAATGAATCGACAGCTTCTTTAAGTGTCGAACCGTGAGCAAATAGATTCTCTCCTTTAGCAATGTAGCACGGGATTAAAGTAAGGTCTGAATTAATAATAGCGCCTTTAGCTATGTTGCCTTTAACTGAATCTATTCGGGTTTGTACTCCGTCTATTAAATATAGATTTTGTCCATTAAAGGTCTTTAAGCCATAGCCATCGCCAGAGCCATCGCCATCGCCATCGCCAGAGCCAGAGCCATCGCCAGAGCCATAGCCATAGCCAGAGCCATAGCCATCGCCATAGCCATCGCCAGAGCCATCGCCATCGCCAGAGCCATAGCCAGAGCCATAGCCATAGCCATCGCCAGAGCCATAGCCATCGCCATAGCCAGAGCCATCGCCAGAGCCATCGCCATCGCCAGAGCCATCGCCATCGCCAGAGCCATTATTAACTTTTATAGCTAAAAACTCTTTTATTTTTTCCATGGCGCTACATTTTCAATGTTTTCAATCGCTTTTTTTGTACATGGAATTATTTGAAGAACATTTTCTATTGTCATTTCCTCAACAACTACAGTGAACCTGCACTCTTTAGGCTTACTTGTTCCGTCAACTGCCAACTGTTCAACTGCGCACGCGCCATCCCAGTAGTGTAGTTTTCTTACGTCAGTTAATTGAACTTCATTACCTTCTTTAGCCGCTAGTGTTCCAAAGAATACACCTGCGCCGTTTGCTCTTACGATTACTTTTTTTCCGATTTGTGTTTTCATTTTTTGTTTGTTTTAATTGTTATGGGACAAATTTATATTAATTATTTTTATTTGCAAACTTTTTCTAGTTTATTTTAAATATTTTTTAATTTTCGTGTATTCGTTGTTGAGTTCAATATAAGTTAAATCACTACAATCGTGGTCGATGTAGTTCTTTACTATCTCAATAAACTTTTGCCTTCTCTCAGGTGCAACCTTCTCAATTATATTAAATTCATCACCCACATTCATTGAAATAAGCAGTCCCCACACCTTATCGTTATAATCCAAATTTTGCGACATAGTTATCAATTTGCGTTTTTAAATTCTCATTCTGTTTCATCAAACTTAAATTAAGCCGTTCTAATCGCTTATTTTTATCGAGTAGTGTAATTATATCACTTGGCTTCATATCGTTTATTAGATACTCTCTTTTTGCCTTAGAATGAATTTTATCGATGTAATCTTTATACGATTGAATTCTCAAAGCCATATTTTCCCAATTATTCTTTTTTGCTCCAGCTGACTTTTTCGCCATCATTTCGCATAGTGCCAAGTCGAATGATAAATCAATCATGATCTCTTCCTTAAATAAATCGTTTAGGCTATCCGTTTCTCTCTCCTCTGCTATCTTAATACGGGAAAGGGTCTGCATCTTTTTGAACGCTCTCAGTTTCAAATTTGTCATTTTTTGCGTGGTTTAAAGTTGTTAATGTTTGTTGTACTGGTGTTGTTTCAAGTACGTTATTACCTCCAATAGTGAATTTACAATAGTCTTGCATTGTAAACAATAACGGTGCTTCTCTCGGTGTAACACTACCTCCTGTTAATGTTTCTTTAACCTTCCTTACGTGCACCTCCGTTACGTTAAATGCTGTCGGGTGTTGCGTCATACGGTGAATACTTATGAAGTCATCGGCTCTATTGGCGAACTTTTGCCCTCCTTCGGTGTCGGCTTTTTCGGGAGGCATCAAATGCCCTTCGTTTACGTGGTCTTTTGGGAACTTCTTACGCGCTGCCTCAGTTACCAGGTGCGTATTAACGTAAAGACTTTTATGTGTTTGCTTGCAGAAGATACGCTTCAAAGCGCATATCTCGTAGTCTTCTTCGTGCTTGTTGTTACCCAGTCCCATGCCTTTAAGTGAATTGTACGGGTCAATAAGTAAGCCGTTTGACTTCGTGCCGCTGCTCACTTCCAATATTTGCTTTGCATCAAATAACCTATCGTTCCGAATGAAATTAAACATTTCGCTCATTTCATCATACGTTCTATGCAACTGCATTTCAGGTATCTTAAAAATATTGATGCCCGTTAAAAACTGCGCTATCTTAACTTTCAATGAACCTATTGAATTTTCGGCTGAAAATATATCCCACTTCAAATTATACTTTTTACTTAGAACACAGAAGTACCACAGAATCCAATCGGTCTTACCCACGTTATCATGCCCGTTAATGAATACAAGTTGCTCAGGCTTATAAGCCAAATGCTGGTCAGCTACCTTGTCGCCAATACCAAGCCCTCTTTTTATCGCACCGCTTCGTAAACCTTCTACGAATGCGCGTCCCTCTGATGGCTCAAAGATGTTTTCTGCTGCTATTAATTTACTCATACTTCTTCGTGTTTACCAAAGTTAGCCCAAGGCGCTGGGTTATTGCTTAACTGTACTTCGGCCTTTTTAGGTGGGTTTGTTTTTAGCCAGTTAGCAAAATGCTTTTTAACTTCTTCTGCATCCTCTCTCGGTTTTTCGATTAAATTCTGTATTGCAAAAAAATCTTTTAATGAAAGTGCTATTAATTCCCTATTGGTTTGATGCTTCATAATTAACGGGTCAATCCATTGCTTGGAACTTAATAAATAATTCCAAAGTTGTTTTGACTTTTCTCTTTTGTCTTCTACATTACTATTACTATTATTATTTAAATCTTTATTTATATTTATATATAGCTTAAGCATTTGCTTAAGCACTTGCTTTAAACTATCTTCATTTTTAGTATCTAATTTTTCAAAATCAATTTCATTTTTTAAATACTCTATAAATTTATAATCATCACCATGAACGCGCTTTACAAACTTTATGAAGTATCCTATTTTTCCAGCAAGTCCCCTTTTTTCTGTGAACTTTTCTCTTGCTTGTATTACTTCTGCTGCAAAATGCTGTTTTAATCTTCCTTCATCATCTTGCTTAAATTTATGCTTAAGCACTTGCTCAAACATTTGCTTAAATCTTTCAAATTCAGAAAACTTAACATTTGATAAAACAGCTAATGCTTCAACATCGTTTGGCAAACTTTTTTTATCGTATTGATGAAGTATTAAATTAAGATACCAGCCTCTTAAGTCTGCATCCATTTCTGCTGTCGCTACTAACCACTTATCTATATAAAAAAGTGCTGCTGGGTCTTTCATAATGCGGTTTAAAAATAAAAGGAGTGTGAGCAAAACCGCTTAAGCTCTATCAGCGAAACTGATATTGGAACACTCCATATTGTAAATAATATTTTTCTCATTACTGCGGTTTATGAATACAAATATAATACTTATTTTTTAATTAATCCGAAAATAAATGCAAGTTTGTTATTCTCTATGTAATCTATTTTCCTTTCTATTTCTCTTAGTTTTTTGCGTTTTTCAATTATTGGAGCGAACTAAACAAAAGCGGAACTAAAATGCGCTATGAATTAGAAAAAACGTGGGAAATAGAAAAAAGGCTTGCAACTTGGAAAAATAACAATGATAAATTTGAATCTGCTAAAAAACCAAATATTTCAGATAGAACCGTTTTAACCGATTAATTATGATAGACGAATTATTAAAATCCTTTGGAGAAAAAAGGAAAGACAGACCACAAAGTCCTAAAGAGCCTAAAAAGCCTAAATTTTATTATGACTATAGAGATTTAAATATTTCTTTTCCTGATAGACTAGATTATTCAAGTGATGATAGCTTTAACTTAGCTATGGAAAATTGGCAAAAATGCGAATCCTGCAAAGTTTATGAATCAAACTTAATTGAATATACAGAGGCTAAAAGAATTTATGATACTGAAACCTATCCACTTTGGTTTTATGGAGAGCAATATCCTGAATTATTAAAAGAGTTCAATGAGTCTGGC